CACAATTACAAGTTAATACTAGCGAGGTATTAAATTATAAAATTTTAGTTAAGGATCGAAAGTAAAAAGGTCTCATGACCACATATTAATAAAAATGTTTAATTTATGTACGATTTAAAAAATAATTATATACTTTTGCATATTTTTCATCGCTACGAATTGTTATTTCATTTTTATCAAATTCCTGTTCCCAAAATTCTTCGTCTTGGGCAGATATATTATCATCATCATGTATGTCCATGTGCTTCATAGCATAAGCTAATTGTTCTTCATCATAATCTACTTCAGCATCAATTATTGCTTGTTTTAGTTCTTCTAATTCTTCTTCATTAAGGATATCTTTTCCTTTAAACTTTATCTTTTTTGCCATTTTTATTGTAGCCCTACTATTATTAAGTTGTATTTTTCTATACTCACGTACAGCCTGTTTCTTCTCTTTATCCTCTTTTGTTTTTGCATTTCCATGTCCTGCTGTGAATACTGTATAAGTTTTATCAGTAGCAGAAACCATTTCAAGCTTATCACTAGGTAAGACTTTATTATTTTTATATGTAATAACAGTTTTCACAATCTTATTAACATCATAAGGAGGAAGTGGAGGAGGAATATCTGTTTCTTCATTAACTACAGCTGTTACATTTTTAACCAATTTTAAAGTTTCTGAAAAAGAAGGATTTGTTGAAGGAATTGCTTCAATTACTGGATGAACATAACACACGCCATTGTTATTGTTGTTGTTACAAGAACATACCAAACTTTGGACCCCAACCAAAGTAGGTTTAAGTTGACTTTTTTGTAAATCCATAAAACTACTATCTAAACTATCATTAGTACTATGATTAATAGCAGTCAAGATAGGATTAGAAACGGTGGTTTTACTTCCTACATTCAAATCTAAGTCAAATAATTTATCCATAGCCATTGAAGGACAATCATTACTTCCAAACGTTTTCTCATCAACAACATTATAAACGGCGAACATATTTTTCTGAGTTTGTTCATTTACATATGTATACCATTTTGAGAACTCATCATATTCTGTCATATACATATCTTTCATAAATTCAATACTTGGCAACAGCCCTTTCTTGAATTGTAATTTGTTATGTTCATCATTAAAAAGTGAATTTAATTTAACCATATCTCTATGAGCCTCTTCAGGTCCTAAAAATTCAAATGCTCCAACTTCATCAAACTTTTCAGTTTTACTACAAGCCATAAAAGTTTCTCTAAGGAAAACTTCATATTGAGGATCAAAACAAGCTCCAGACATAAAAACACCCAATACTCTTTCCATCATATATTTAGATGGATGTCCAAAATTTCCTGGTAAAACTAGACCAGCAACAAGCATATCCATACCTTTAGGGTATGCAAAATAGTCTTGTCTATCTTTATCATATTTTAAAACAGCACCAAGAAAAGGAACATTAATATCTTCTTGTAATGGGTAATTTAATTGTTGAAAATCAGGAACACCATCTTTTATATCTTTGAATTCAAAATTCATATCTTCTTTTATCATTTTAATAACTTCTTTTATCATTATTTGGAAGGGTTTATCATTAAGATCTAACCGATCCATTAAAATTTCAATTTTATGTTGCATCACTGAAGAAGTAAAAATATTAAATATAGTCGTTAATGTAACACCAGACATTAACGAATTGAGTTTAGACACTATATAAGGTCCACCAATATGAAGAAAGTGTCGAAAAGCTACAAAACAATTTAAAACAAGCCCATTGACTAATTCTTGTTTATCCCCAAACATTTTTGTAACCCAAGCAGCAAAATGTTTAGCTATATCACTTGAAGTACTAAGATCCATACCACTAACGTCTGGACCAGTTAAAAATATACCAAATAATTCATGAACAAACAACCACCATTGATCATCGCCATAACATATACCATGAAAATCCCATTTACCTCGATTTTTAATTTGATTATCAGTTTTCTTTATTTTTATCCAGTAATCCAACCAATCAACTAATCTTCTAGCACCACCATAAAAGAATGAAAAATGATACGCACTACAACTATTTGGATCTTTAAAAAATGGAACCAGATTTGTTTCTAATGGATGAGCACACCACTTGAAAAATAATTTTAAACTACTAGGCATAACACCATAAGTTCTAACTTTTAAGTTGTAGCTATCTCTTTTTATTTTTTCATCTTTTCGTTTTGCTATAAAGGTATTTAACTCTGGATATTTCATAATCAATTCTTTAAATCGAGTTATCATCATATTCGCATCACTTGCATGCTCGGCCATTTCTCTAAATTTATGAGCCCAAGCCATAGCATGATCTTTTATTGGAATAGGATCATCAAGCATATGTTCATCACGGTAATTAATAGGCAGCCATGTCATTTCTTCAAATTTAGGTATTGTTTGTTTATTATTACCACCAAGACAAAAAGCATAAGGCATTCCAGCCTCAGCAGAAGGATTAATGTTATCAAAACATGGGTGGTGTTGAGAAAAGTCTTCAAAAGTGTACTTAGTCAAATCACAAAATAAGTGAGGATGAACTTGAGTATAATCAGGTACTCGTTTATATTGTACGGTAGCAGTCAATCTTTCTTGTAATCGTTTGACCATCGCTTGAGGTGTATTATTACATCGTACATAATTAGCAGCCAATTGAGCAGGTATGGTTAAACCAGCTTTAACCATTCTTCTATACATTTCAATATGCGGTATATGGAACACTTTTGCTCTTGTATATGTCCATGTACCGGAACCGGCACTTTTAGGTAAAGTTAAACTAGGAGCAGTACCAACTTTAGCTATATAAGAACCTTGATTGTGAACTAAAGATGTAAGCACTTGTTTCGGTTTCATGTCAGCTTCTTGTGGAATAATAAACTTTGGATAGTCAAGATTAGTTACAACTTTTTCATCTTTAGAATCTTTATTGTTGTTATCTTTCTTGACAACCCATTTTACTTCCATATTATGAAGTGCTGAAACCTTACGAGAACTTAAATCATAAGTAGACATATTGATTGCTTTAGAAGTTTACACAACATATTATAATGTGTGATATAGAGTGTGCATCTATAACACACATGGTTGAGACAGACAACCACTGTGTGAAAGTTAAGTTTAACCCCCCCCAAAGGGGGGGGGCCAAGGGCACCTTTCTGGGTGCTAATCCTAGATTTTATCTAGTTTTTATCTTATCTTGAGAAAATTATTTTTAGCTGATCGAATTGCAACATAATCAGGACTAACACTAGCTGTAAGAGAGCTAGCTGTATTATTATTATTATCATTTACTTCAGACGGATTAGGAGCTTTAACCATCTTTTCAAGTTCTAACAACTTATTCTCAAGAAAAGTAATTTTATTGTTTTTATTTTGGAAATCAGGAAGAACGGGAGAATTACCATTAACAGGATTTGGTACTTTAGTCACTTTCAAAGAGACGCCAGTAGAGTGCGTAGTAGTCATAGAAACGGGAAGAGATAAATAAGTGTTACCATTTACAAAATAACTTGAAGCATCCACATAAATGCCAAGAATACAGACCCAAGTAGAACCCGATAAAGCACTGTCAAACCAACTGACAGAGTTAATTTCACCACCTTGTATTTCCCAAGAAGGAAAAATTTGAGTGCAATTATTTAAAGAAGTGTTTGTTGTAGCAACACCACTAGGGGCTCCATTGTAAGTCCATATAATGGCTTCAACATAGTAGATTCCAGGTAATAGAAAATTTAATTGGGCGTTTCCAGAATTATTACTAACATAGGAAAAATTGGGCCCAATGGGAAGGGGAAAATTAAGAAAAGGGCACGCACTAGAAATTGAAGTTATAGTTTGTTGAAAGATTTGAATTTGAGGAGAAGTATTAATACGCGGTATATACAATTCTATAGTATAATCAACCCAAAGTTGACCGATTTGAACGGTGCTAGGATTACCGTCTGTAGCTAAATAAAAGATAGCATAGTCATTAAATTCCTGAGCAGTAGAATTGTGAGAAACATAACGGATAGGAAGAGGATTGTTTTTAGTGTTGATCGAAACACTGAGATCTTGGCTTATAACCGATTGTTTAAACCCATTATAATTTAACATAGTTGATCGGTCATTTAACAAAGGATCGTTCACATCGTAAACGATACCCATATAAACACTGCCTAAAGCAGAAGTTGTAGAAATGTTACCACTTGTTGTCTTATAGTGGAAAGTACAATTCTTTAACCGATACATCTCATAATTGGGTAGGATTTGTGAACCCCAAGGAAACAAAAAGGGATTAAGCAAAGAAACAGGTTGGGAGACAGCACTAGTAAAAACAGTCGTACCATTAACCGTTGTGATAAACTCACGCTTTCTAACTATAATAGGAGCTTCAACACCTTGTTTTCCAGTACGATAGGCAACATTGTTAAGCCTAGCACCGGAAGTGCGATTACCTTTGAATTGATTTCGTCTAACTATTTGGTTATTATTTACAGATTTACTATTTTTATTACTATTTTCTTTTCTACTAGAAGAACGAGACGTCATAGAATTTTTAAGAGACCTAATGTCTTGCTTAACATCCTTTGAAACGTCTGAACCTAATTTAATAATATCTTTCTTTATATCTCTAACTATATTCGACATATTTACATTGATTATTTGT